ATAAACGCAGACACAACGCCTGACAAGAAACTACCTGCAGCAGAACTGTAAGCTGCATCCTCAGCAGAATCCGCTTGTATCTGTGCTTTAAGCAACTCGTGATCACGATCCATTTGCTTCTCAGAGCTAGTCCAAGCGAAGTCCATCAAGTCACGCTCTTGTTGCCACAACTCAGCTAAGCCTTGTAGTGTCAGGTTGTTTTGCGCCATAACTTCAGCCATGTTAGCCTCATTAAGTGCCGCCGTATTAGCTGTAGCTATAGTCTGTCTCCATACTGTGTTAGCTTGTGCAATAACCAGTTCGTTCTGTGCGTTAAACAGATCACGCTGATTATCAAGTTCAGCTTGAAACTTGGTCATTGTGTTTTCTTCACCAGCGTTAAACTGTTCCATAGCGTTACTCTGCGCTACGTTGAACTGGCTAATCTGTGTTGCCATACTTTCATAGAACTGATTAACTTGGTTGATACTCTCAGCGTTAAACTGTAGTTGAGCATTCTCTGCAGCTTGATCTGAGAATATACTTTGCACAAGAGACTGTGCCTCAAACATGGTAGCTTGTTGTTCGTTATCTAAGTTAGCCATGTCCATCTGCAAGAAGGCTTGTGCTTGCTGTGCTGCAGCCTGTTGACGGTTGTTGAGGTTAGCCATGTCAACGTCTGCCATAGCCGCTACATCAGCCATAAGCTTAGCTTGTTCGTTGCTTAGGTTAGCCAAGTCTACAGACATAGCCATCTCAGAGTTACGCAGTGCTCTTGTTTGCGCCTCTGTGAAGTTCATGTTCGCTATCTCAGCAACACGCTCAGCTTTAATAACAGCAACTTGTTGTTTATTTGTAAGCTCTTGCCCTTTCATTGCAGCTTCAATCTGTGCATTAGCGAGAGCAGTTTGCTGTCTATTAGACAAGTTAGCCATATCAATAGTCATCTTGTTAGACATATTGAAGATAGCAGTCTGTTGTTCGTTGTTAAGTTCTATCTCACGTTCTGACATTACGTTAGAGATATTGAATAGAGCAGTCTGTTGTTTATTGTCTAAGACACGGCCTTCCATAGCTGCACGGGCAACAGCGTCTTGGATGAATGCTTGCTGTCTATTCGTAGCGTCTTGCATGTTAGCTTCAAACGCTTGTGTACTTTCAAGCACAGCCATCTGTTGATCATTAGACAACTCTTGGCCCATCATTGCAGCTTTAACTTGTAAGTTAGACAGGGCAGTCTGCTGTGCGTTAGACAGGTTAGCCATCTCTACTTCTAAGTTTTGTGTAGATTTAAGTATAGAGGTTTGCTGTCTGTTTGTCAAGTTAATATCGTTGACTGCAGCGTAACGTGCGGCATTAGCAAGTGCAACGTTAGCGCTAATACTTAGTTCTTGACCTTGAAGTGCAGCCTTAAACTGTGCACTAGCAAGTACAGCTTCTTGTTCGTTTGATAAGTTCTTTAGTTGAAGGTTAGCATTATTCATGCTGTTCTGAATACGTACAGCTTGTTCGTTGGATAAGTTAGCTAACTCAAAGTTCTGTGCTGCAGCAGCATTAGCTAGAGCTACAGCCTGTGCATTACGAACATTCTCCATATCCATTGCAGCATAGGTAGCAGCATCTGCTTGTGCCATAGGTATAGTCGCTTCCATAGCAGCCTGTACTATTGCAGCACCTGCCATAGAACTACCAGCTAAACCACGAGCAGCCATAGCAGCATTAGCTTTACGTAGAGCACCTGCAGCCCACGCTGGCGTACCATTATCAAACTGCTTCATAAGTTTTTCCATTTGGAATGAAACAGTAGATGCAGCAGATACCTCGCCTTTTACAGCTTTAGCTTCTAGCTGTTGTGTAAACGTAGCAGTTGCAGCCTTTGCAGTAGAGGCTTCGTTAAGAGCTTCTAGTGTCTTAGCTGTGACAATAATTTCTTCACCATTAAGGATGTCATTTACATCAGCTAGTTCATCCTCACTAACAGTTGTTTGTTCTGCAGTTACATCAGGTTTAAACTCAGATTTCTTTTCATCTGCAGATGCATACTCATTAAAGTTAGCTGCATCTTCCACCTTACTCTTTTCAGATTCTGCCACTTGTGTAGGTGGTAAGTTGTAGTCTGTCTCAGCTTCTGCTTTAGGAGTTGTTGTTTCAAACTTAGCAGGATCAACCTCACCTACCTCACCCTCAAAGGTAACATCAGGTGCTGTCGTATATTTATCAAAGAGTGCCGCATCTGGCATCTCTCCATCTTCTATGTTACGGACTACCTGTGTTACTTCACGTATAGTATCTAAAGTAGCTGGATCTAAGTCTAACTGCGCTAACTCTTCAGGGTCCATCGTTGCAGCATCCATCAAAGCATCTTCTGATGGTGAACCTGTAGCTGCAGCAAAGTCAGCCAATGCTGATTTAACGTCAGCGTTAGACTCTATAGCATCGTATGTTTCTGTTGTAGCTTTTACTGCATCCTGTTCAATCTGAGTTTGCTGTGCTGCATAGTAGTCATTCATTGACTTTACAATAGATTCAGGTAAAGGCTCTACCATAGGAATAGGACCATAAGGAGGGTACTTTTCCATACGCTCTTCAAGAGACAAACCTTGAAGGTACGCTTTTGATTTCTTAACTGCAGGGTTCTCTATTTCATCTGCAGCTTGTGCTTGCTTAACTAAAAGAGTAAGCGCATCAGCTACCTGACCTGTTGTACTATCAATAAGCTGATCATCTTTAACTTCCAAGCCATACACTGTAGGCTGAGATAGGATAGCACTAGGTGTGGATATAGCTTTACCTAAGGCTTCACCAGTAGAGGGTACGTCTGTAGTCTCGAATCTTTTTTGGGCTGTGCTTACAGCAGCCTGTGTTTGTGTAACTGAAAGTTCAGCATTTGCTACTGCTTCTTCTAGAGCTTTGTATGCATCTTTGTCTGCTTGAGGTGCGTCATCTGCAGGTATAGTTGCACCACTCAAAGCTTGTTGTGCATCTGTAAGAGCACCCATAGCTGTGCTGTAGGCTTTCTGTGCTTCATCTAAAGCTGTAGCAGCTTCGCTAACTTCAGGGCTAGGCGTACCTTGCTTTAAGACAGGACCAGGTTGAAAAGCTTCTTGTACGGCTGCACCCGTATCTTGCACTGCTTTAAACTCAGGTGTGTTTTTTAATGCAGCCTCAAGCTGTTGGCCTTGCTGTGGCGTCATACCTTGTTCAGGTATACCAAGCTCACTACGTATACGTGCAGTAGCTGTATTATAAGCAGTACCTGCTTTTTCGTTTTCAAGTATTAGACGTCTTTGCTCTTCCGTAGTGTTAGGGTATTTTTCTGCTATGGCTAACATACGTTTAAATTCATTATCTTCGTCAGACTCGCCTTCCATCTGTGCAACGCCAAGCGCTTCGATCTGTTGTAATGAAACTCTCTCATCTTTTGGATCTAACTCAGGTTGATCTTCTTGTTCCTGCTCTTGTTGTTGTTCTTGTTGTTGCTCTACACCATTACCTGTATCTTGTGTTGTAGTAGTTGTTGTAGGTGTAGTAGTTGTTGTAGGTGTAGTAGTTGTTGTAGGTGTAGTAGTTGTTGTACTACTCAAAGGGCCAAAAGATGCTGCACCGCCACTTGTATTATAATGATGCAGGGCAGACGTGTAATCTTCAAAGGTGGACTCGCCTACTTTATAGTAAGTACCGTTACCGCTTTGTATAGTCTGTATGCCCCCACCATCAGCAAACCCTGTAGGAGCTAAGGGTCCACCTTCTATGCGTTGCCTAGCAATATCTGCATAACGTCCTAACTTAGAAGCAGCACTAGGGCTAGACGCAAGGAACGCATCCATGTCATCCTTCTGCGCTGGGCCTGTGTAGCCCATCTCTTTTAGAAGGGTATGTGTTTGCTGATTGGTAAAACCTTTAAACTTTTTCATTGTTACCTAGTTCCTATCCATACAAAGCCGACGATAGCGCCAACGCCTAAAACAAATAAAGCAAACCCTGCTGTCCATTCGATGATTGCTTGTTTGATTTCCATCTGCCTGTGTTCGTGTTCTCTTTTTTGTTTACGTAAGTCTGCTTCGATTGCCAATATTTCTTGCCACTTTGATGGGCCATACATAACAGATATGTAGTCTTTTAGCTCCTGCCTCATGGCTGCAGCCTTCTGCTTGGCTGCAAAGATTTCCATAGCTTGAGCTTGTACGCCACCACCTAATGTCTTATACCATGCTGGCTTCTGGTTCTGCTTGTCAGCAAAGTCTAAGTCCGCTATTGCTCCTGCCCACTTAGAGAGTTGACCACCCATGTCCTGCAGATCTTTGCCAACAGCTATGCCTTTCTTGAGCATACTAAAAGCGGTGGTGGCTGCTGTAATCGCAGTCACTGGATCAATCATAAGCATCTCCCTATTGCTTATAAATTATTTACCGAAGGTCATCCAAACTGCTGTAGCTATAAACGTTAGTACTGCCACTGTTCCCATCTTTACAGTAGTAGACCATATGCTTTTCTTGGTAAGTCTCCAAGCATCCAGCAGACTACGCATTTCACGTAGATCACTAGCCGCATCGTCATCCTGTAAGCCAAGCTCACGAAGTGCTTCTGCTGCACCTCTCTTAGCTGCACGATCTAACATAGACTCTAGTTCTTCTGATGTTAGCTTGGAGTCTGACATTTATGCTGCCTCTTGATCTTTCTCTAAGTCATTCGCAAGATCAACAGCAAATGCCTCACGTCCTACGATAAGTTGATCTAGGTTAAAACGTGTAGTGTTAATCTTACGTTCTAAATCCTGTACATGTGCAAGCATAACTTTCTGCTTATCTGTCATGTCATCAACGTTGTACTCTTTTTCGTTGACTGTAATGACGTTCTTTTGTTTCTCTGCCATGTTAGTCTCCTTTGTTTAACAGATATGTGTAACATAATTATACACATTTTTATGTAAATGTCAAGGTTTATTAGGCCAAGTTACACTAAAAGGAAAGCCACTCTGTGCTGGTACATCCCTTAGTGCTTGCCTGTAAGTAGTCATTTCACTCGACATAGTTACATCTGATAAAGCCATCCAGTCAGTCTCTTGCAATAAGCTATCACGTTTAGCTCTTACGTTAGACTCTGCCGTGGCTTGTTCCATGTTCTGTGCAGTGTAAGATACTTCCCACTCGTTGCCGTACAGGGGTTGTCCTACCTGATCTGTATCTACCTCACCTGTCTCAGGGTCAGTACAGTCAGCCTCAGTCTTTATACGAATGACTTCCCGTGTAGGTGTACCCACTACAAGTGTCTGCACTAATGGATCATATGAAGGCTTATCTAATTCAGTAACCTCATAGACTGCATACCTACGCAAGATCGTGTTAGGTATCTGTGCAGGGAAAGATGTGTTTGGGTTATCACGGCGAAATTGTCCAATCGTGTATGGAAATTGATCGACATTACCGTTTGTAAGTTTTACGAACATAGTTTCTCCTTAAAAGTTTGGAAATGGTGCTGTAGGGACAGTAAAGTTGGAAGTGTAACGAGCTACGCCTTTAGTAACACGAACATCATCCAAATAACCTTGAAAAGGAGAGCCGCCAACAGAATTAGCTCCTATAGATAACGCACTAGTAGATGTTGATACACTGCCTGTAAATGTTGTTGAATAAACACTTGTGCCGTTTAAGTAGAGAGAAACTGTATTGCTTTCCCTAACAAAAGCACAATGATTCCAAGAATTTAAGCTTAAAGCAGATGTGCTTACATAGTCATTAAATAATCCATTATACAATAATCCTCGCAGGTATCTATTACCATCATTCGAGAGCAACAATACCCAAGCATAACTACTCGTCCACTGCCCAATAATAATTGGTTGGGCGGGAGAAGCAGTTGGATATACCCAAGTCTCAATGGTAAAATCACTACTACCCAAATCCCATGCTGCATCATCTGGTGCGGTCAGGTAATCACCAGTTCCGTCAAACTCTATTGAACCAGTTCCAAACTTCTTAACGGCTGTATCTATTTGTGTATTACCACTAACAGTCATAGATACTGAATTAGAACTACTATCCGTAATAGTCGTGCTGCCACTTGTTCCATCACCGTGAAGGAGAAGTTCTACATTAGCAAAATTAGGATCTCTTTCGCCAGCGCCACCCATCTGCATTAAACGTGATACACTCATGCCATTGCATCCCCTGCTCTAAAACCTTGGTAGGTAGTTCCACCATCGTCCGTGTAGAATACCAACACATCTGTTTCATCTATTGCTGGGCCAGCAGGAGCTATGCCGCTAGGGAACTTCACTGATGAAGGGTATGTGAAGGTGGCTGCTGCTGTGGAGCCTGTGGAGTATTGGTAGATGGTACCCCCCTGATCAAGAATATACATTTTTGTGCCATCAGACTTAAATCTAATACTAGATGAACTTGATGCCTGAGATGCAACAGAAAAGCTAATGCTATCATATGATGCCGTACTTATATCCCATGCCGTTGAAAGGCTATATTGGAAAACACTGTCTGATGTAAGACCAACCATCCAAAACTTGTCACCATCTGGATTAAATGAAAGTGAATTAGGGTTAAGTTCTTCGGTAGCAACATTAAAGTTTGCAGCATAAGATGCAGTAGATACATCCCAAGCTGTACTTAATGAATACTCATTAACCTCATCTGCAGCAATGCCAGTAATATACATTTTTGTACCATCAGGCTTAAAACATACATCTCTTGGGTTTGATTCTTCAGTATTAACTGAAAAAGAAACACTATCATATAAAGCAGTTGATACATCCCAAGCTGTGCTCATGCTGTATTGGTATACAGTTTTACGCTGATAACCAAGAAGATAAAATTTAGAGCCATCTGGTTTGAAGAAAAGTCCAGTTGGGGTGTTTTCTTGGGTAGCTGTACTAAAACTAACACTGTCATATGATGCTGTAGATATGTCCCATGCCGTACTAAGAGAATATTGATAAATTCTATCGTTAGTAACTCCTATTAAATAAACCTTAGTTCCATCATCCTTAAAGAATATTTCTTGGGCATTTGTTTCTTGAGAAGCTACACTAAAGCTAACACTATCATAACTAGCATTAGCCAGATCATAAGTCTCAGCCGCATTACCACCAGTAAGTGCCAAAGCAAAACCTGCTGCTGTGCCTGATGCTGGGGCGTTATTAAAGGCAAACAGAGTGTTTACTGAGGGAGTGTGACTGAAGTAGTTGCCTGTGGATAGATCAAGGGTAGTGGCTGTACCTGTAGAGTATTGGAAGACAGTATCAGTGGCATTACCAATGGCATACATTTTGCTTCCATCATTTTTAAATGTGAAGCCCCAAGGGGTTGTTTCTTCTGAAGCTAAACTAAATGAAACAGAGTTATACGTTCCAGTTGAAATATCGTAATTTGTAGATAAATCATATTTATATACAGTATCCGTCCCTAGATTGTTAATATAAACTGCTGATCCATCGGGAGATACATAGATTGCACTTGTGCTAGAACCTCTTGCAGATACATCTAAAGACTTACTATCAGATGAAGCTGTCGAAACATCCCATGCAGTTGACATGGTAAATTGCTGAATTATACCACTGAGATTACTAGCCCACAGCTTGGTGCCATCAGTAGAAATGCTCAAACCTCTCGCATTTGTAAGCCCAGTGCTTAGAGTTTTGTTTGCATAAGAAGCCGTGCTTAGATCATATGCTGTTGTTAAATCATATTGATAAACAGTACTGTTAGTTGTTCCAACAATGTAAAATGAAGTACCGTCTGATTTGAAGACAACTGTGATTGGGGACGATTCTTGAGTGCTAACACTAAAGCTGACACTATCATATGTTGCTGAACTTGGGTTCCATGCTGTAGATAAACTATATTGATAAACACTGTACCCAGTAACACCAAGAACAAACATTTTTGATCCGTCAGAACTAAATGCAACAGATCGTGGGTTGTTGTCTTGCGAAGCAACACTAAAGCTCACACCATCATAACTAGCTACAGCAAGGTTATACGGGCCAGTACCAGCCGTAACTGTACCCACACTCTTAGCCTGTGGTGCTGAGAATACGCCGCCGCTGTAACTAATGTCTAAGCTCATGCTAGTGCATCTCCTACTTGAAATCCGTAATACGTTGTACCGCCATCGTCCGTATAGAATGTGTACACATCAGTCTCACCGTTGGCAGGTGTTGTGGGTGTTATGCCGCCTGACCAAATGACAGATGATGGGTAAGTGATTGTTGCTAGTGCAGTTGAGCCTGTGGAGTATTGGTAGACTGCTGGTGGAGACGCCTGTGATAAGGCGTACATCTTGTCTCCAGCAAAGCTAAAAACCAGATCAAGAGGCCAGTTCATTTGTGAAGAAACGCTAAAGCTAATGCTAGCATAAGATGCCGTAGATAAATCAAATGGGGTAGAAAGACTATATTCAAATACGGTGTCACTGTTATAGCCCAAGATAAACATCTTATTGCCACCAGAAGAAAAAGCTAAACCCTCTGGGGCAGTCTCTTGCGAACTAACACTAAAGCTAACGCTATCATATGTTGCTGTAGACAAATCAAAAGCTGTAGAAAGGCTGTATTGATAGACGGTAGAACCCTCCACACCAAATAATCTTGTACCTCCTGCATTAAATACAACATCTCTTTCATTAAAAGAGCTTAGGCTAACGCTATCATAAGAGGCTGTAGACAAATCAAAAGCTGTAGAAAGGCTGTATTGATAGGCGGCACCTGTAGTTCCACCAGAAACATACATTTTAGACCCCGTATTATTAAATGCAATACCTAATGGGGATGTATCTTGCGAATTAACACTAAAGCTAACGCTATCATAAGAAGCTGTAGAAACATCCCAAGCTGTAGAAAGGCTGTATTGATAAACTGATGAGTTAGGGCCGTCAAGTAAATACATTTTATCGCCATCAACACTAAAGGCTAGTCCTCTAGCGTCTGAGGTTTGACTTGCAAAACTAAAGCTAACACTGTCGTAGGAAGCATTGGCTAAATCATAACCAGTAACAACATTAGCCCCTGTCAGCTTTAATGTTGCACTAGAAGCTGTACCTGATGCTGGGGGATTGCTGAATGCAAAGGTGGTATTAGCAGTAGGCGTATGGCTAAACACAGAGCCTGTCGATAAGTCTAGCGTAGCATTGCCTGTAACAGTACCAACACCATCACCTTCTGTAGTCTCAAAGAACCCTTTGGTATAATCAATAAGCACAGTCATGCCATTGCATCTCCTGCTTGAAAACCGTAGTACGTAGTGCCACCATCAAGCGTGAAGAAGTTGTACACATCCTTCTCGCCACTAGCAGGTGCAGATGGTGCAGTACCCCCAGCCCATTTTACTGAGGAAGGCCAAGTAAGTGTAACCGTTGCAGAAGGTGCTACCTTCAATGTAAAGTCATATGCACTGCCTGTAGTAGGTGGATTGCTAAACACGAAAGTTACATTAGCCGTTGGTGTATGATTAAAAAGATTACCTGATGTTAAATCTAATGTAGCATTACCTGTGATTGTACCAACAGTTTCACCTGAAGGTACAGCTTCAAAGACACCATTTGAGTAATCAATTACAAGGCCCATAGTGTATCCTTATACTGCTGTAGAACCTGCCATGTCATCCTGAGCCATCACCCAAGAGTAGCACTTATCAAGGAAAGCATCTCCTGATGAAGCATTGATAGCATCCCAATCTGCGTGATACCGTTTAAAGTCTACCTCACGAGTATCATCTGTAGGTGTGCTTGTAGCATAAGCTGACAAGTCAATCATTACAGAAAACTTAGGGTCAGTGCCACGTTGCCGTGATACACTTGCAGTTACAATGCGGTAGTATGCGTTATTAAAGGCGATACCATATTGGCTTGCCCCTTCTGCGATATTATTTTGAATAGCCATTGTTAGTTTCTCCTTTAGGCGTAAGTTACTTCAGATGTGTGGATCGTAGCGACCCAGCGAATGTTTGTAGAGGCTGCACCAGTCACTGTGATTGCCAAGCCACCGTTTGTTGTGTCAGCACTTAGAGCCATGCCCCACGATGGTGTGTTGTCTAGGACAGTTGTTGCACTATTGACTAGCACCGTTGTACCAGCAGAACCTTCCCTGCGTATCAAGCCTTCTACCTTCCATGCGGCACTCGCTGTACCACCAGATGCTTGCTGACGTGCTACGATGGTGCCGTGGAAGGCATAGGCAGCATTATTAGCTAAGATAATTTGGTTGTTAGATGAAACGGTACTTCTATTAGTGGTAAGAGCTTCTGCTGTAGCGTCTGTAGTATCAGCCAAAAGAACATAAATACCTGTTTGACTATAAAGAGAACTAGCACCAAAATCTGCGGCAGCATAAGCCAACTTACCAATTAACTCAGCTTTTGCGTTCCTACCAATGGCAGTGGAATATTCCCCTGATGCCAGTGATTGATACCCCAACGCCGTAGATTGACTTCCAGATGCTACGCATGATCTACCAACAGCTACAGAGTTTCCTGCTGTTGCTTGAGTTTGATACCCTATTGATGTTCCAAAAGTTCCACTTGCCTTTGCTCGCCACCCCAGCGCAATACTATTAGAACTAGTAGCACCATAGCTAGAGGTGTTGTTGTCAATAACAGCAGCAAAACTGTCTGTTCCACCAGCCCTTGAATTACCTAGTGCAATAGAGTCTATCCCTGCTGCTTGTGCGTTATAACCAAAAGCAGCGGCGTTAGTACCAGTAGCGTCCGTGTTATATCCAATCGCAAAACTATCTGCTGCAGATGCTAAACTGTTTTCACCAATTGCAACACTGTCCTGACCTTGCGAACGAGCAGCTTCACCCATAGCAATTGATCTATTTCCAACAGCACCATAGGCAGTATTACCGCCCCCATTGATTGCACAGAAAGCACCATCACCAGCGGCACTGCCAACACCAATAGCTATAGCACCAGACCCACCAGCATTAGACCCACTACCTATCGCAACGCCATTTGTGCCGCCAGCAAGGGGAGTCGTTGGCGTAGAAGGATTTTCAGCATAAAGCTCTAAAGCAGAACCACCAACCGCTGTACCCCCAAGTAAGAGGCTAGTACCGTCAGAGCTTAGAGTAATGCCCCCACCAGAGCCTGTGTGATCTATCTCGATTTTACCCATTATGCGTTTACAACCTCACTTGTATGAACTGTAGCAACCCAATTAAGGTTTGTAGCTGCAATACCAGTTACTTCTATTTTAAGTCCACCGTTTGTGGTATCTGCTGAAAGTGCTACGGATGCACTTGCTAGTCCTGCTGTATGGTACAAACTATTTACTATGCCAACTCCAAGTGTAGTATCAGCAGCCGTACCCTGTCGCATTATTACACCTTTGATCTCCCAACCTGCATAGTCATCACCATCCGTTGCATCTTCACGTACAACCACTGTGCCTGTAAAGGTCATGGCAGATTCATTTTGTAAAATAATTTGGTTAGTAGTTCCTGCTGTACCATTAGTTGCAGTAAGTGCTTCAGGGGTTGCATCTGTTGTATCACTTCTTAAAACATACATAGATGCTTGGGCATCGCCTGTATTGGCAAATAAACCAGAAGCATGCGCCCATTGCCCCCGTATAGTTGCTTTAGCTCTTAACCCAGATGCAACTGTATATTGCTGACTAGTTTCATTTCGTTCACCACCTATAATTACAGAATACAAACCACCACTATTAATAGTATTGTTTTCACCACCAATTATAGCACCATTGTTTGCACTAACAGTATTACTAAGCCCTCCACCAATAAAACTTCTTGAGGTAGTAACTGAGTTACCGTTACCTCCTATTACAGAACTTTCATACCCCGAAGCCCTATTATTATACCCTAGTGCAATACTTCTAGTATTTGTAGCACCATAGCTTGATGTATTGTTTCCTATAGCTGCAGCAAAGCTGTCTGTGCCAGAGGCGTAAGCCTTACCTAATGATTGCGCCTGATTTCCAGCAGTAACACCGCCTGATGTAGCAAATGAACCATTACCCCCTGCAATTGAGCCGTTGCCTCCCGCATCAGAACCTATTGCTATTGCATAATAAGATGCATTTGCCGTTGCATTAGTGCCAATAGCGCCATTGTAAGTTCCTGTTATCGCATCTGCGCTATACCCAATTGCAAAGTTTTGAGTATTGTTAGCAACAGCACTATCCCCAATAGCTATTGCATTGGCACCTGTCGCACTTGGCTGTGCAGTGGGAGAACTTTCGTTAGCAGCATAAAGGTCAGCGCCAGAAGCCATGTCCACAAAACTCAACACCCCAGAGCCATTTGTAGTTAGTACCTGCCCACTTGTACCATCAGTGATAGCTGCAGTAGGTGCAGTAGTAAATACAGCTACGTTACCTGTAGCATCAGGGAATGTAATTGTACGATCTGCTGTTGGGTTTGTAAAGGATACTGTAGTTTCGTTAGCATCTGCACTAGAACCTTCAACACTAAACCCTGAGTCACTTAAATACAAACCAGATACAGTTGGGCTTGTCAGTGTCTTATTAGTAAGTGTCTTAGTCGTACCTGAGAAGTATGTGTCAAGTAAGTCTACATCAAAGTAACCAATAGCTGATGCAGAAGAGTCAAACACTGCAATGCCATCGTTGTTAGCGATAGCAGTACTTGTGTCAATCGTAATAGCTGATACATCTGCTACAGCATTAAGTTCAGCACCTGTAGCTGTCAGACCAGTTACGTTGTTAGATACTCCATTAACTGCTTGGATACGTGACTCTACGGCTGCTGCAGTTGGTAGCTCAGAGTTAGTAGATCCTGCACCTACACTGGTTACAATATCAGTTACACTGTCTGTACCATCTGACAGAGTACCAAATGTAATTGTACCTGTAGTGGTGATAGCACTCGATCCATTATTAATAGAACCAAAGTTACTTGTAATGCTACCACTATCAAGAGCACCTACTGTAGTCACATTGCTCAGTGTATCTAGTGCACTCTCAAAGTATGTCTCAAAGTCAGTAAGTGCTACCTGCTTCATAGTGCCAGCATCATTAACTACAACTCTATCTGCATCTGCAAGGGTAGTAGCCGTAGCTGCTGTATCACCATCCATGATGTTTATTTCAGTAGCAGTAGCAGTTACACCTGTAAGATCCGTAGGTGCAATACTGATGTTAGCTGTACCATCAAAAGACTGACCAGCAATTGTACGTGCAGTTTCTAAAGCAGTAGCTGTCGCAGCATTACCAGAGGTATCCTGATTACCTGCTGTATTAACACCGGGCAAGTTTATATTAGCTGTACCGTCAAAGCTAACGCCACCAATAGTACGAGCCGTTTGTAGTGCCGTTGCAGTATCTGCATTACCTGTTAGATCACCAGTAACATTACCTGTTATATTACCTGTAACATTACCTTCAATGTTAGCTACAAGTGTACCTGTAGTAATTGTAAGATCACCTGTAGATGCACCAGTAAATGTACCTGTACCTACAGTAAACTTATCTGCACTTTCATCCCAACCAATAAAGGCATTATCAGATGTACCACGTTCAATGACAATACCAGCATCATTAGAAGGTGTACCTGTAGTACCATTACCTAGTTCCATTAACAAATCAGCAACGACAGTGTTGGTTGTGCTAATTGTAGTAGTTGTTCCGTTTACAGTTAAGTCACCGCCTACAATAACGTTACCTGTTGTAGTAATTGCGTCAATGTATCCATGTGACCAATAGTTAGAACTGTCACCTAAACTATATGTACTGTCTGCACTTGGTATGAGATTAGAGGCTACATCTGCTGTAATTGTAACAGTATCTGTAGCTGCATTACCAATAGTAGTGTTACCATTAAAGGTAGCTGCACCTGATACAGTAATAGAACCAAAAGAGTTTGCACCCGTAGAAGTTACATTACCCGTAAGGTTGCCAGTTACATTACCCGTAACATCTCCTGTCAGATCTCCTGTTACATTACCAGTTACGTTTCCAGTTACATTCCCTGTGACATTACCTGTTAGGTTGCCAGTTACATCCCCTGTGACATCTCCTGTCAAGTCTCCCGTCACGTTACCCGTAACATTGCCAGTAACATTACCTGTTACGTTACCAGTGACGTTACCTGTCAGAGCACCTGTAATTGCAGTAATGTTGGCAGCATCACCATAGATATTTGCCCAACGAATAGAAGTAGTACCTAAATTATATAAGCTATCAGATGCAGGGTTAAGGTTTTTAGCTGTTGAAGTTGTACCTACAAGATTACCTGTAACGTCACCCGTTAAGTTTCCTGTTACATTACCAGTGACATTGCCCGTAACGTTACCTGTGAGATTTCCTGTTACGTTGCCTGTCACGTTTCCTGTAAGTGGACCTACAAGAGATGTACCTGTAATGGTTGTACCTGTGATGGCTGCTGCAGTAGTACCACCAATTACCGTGTTATCTATAGCACCACCATTAATATCAACAGTAGTAAGTGTAGATGTACCTGTAGCTGTAAGGGTTGTAAACGTACCAGCAGCAGCAGTTGTTCCACCAATGGTAGCAGCATCAATTGTACCACCGTTAATATCTGCAGTGTCAGCTACAAGGCTATCAATGTTAGCAATACCATCAATGTAAAGATTACGCCACTCAGAGCCTGTAGCACCTAAGTCGTATGTATCGTCAGCAGAAGGAAGAAGTGCAGAAGCAATATCAGCAGTAAAGGTTACAGTGTCAGTAGCAGCATTACCTAAAGTAGCATTACCATTTACTGTAAGGTTGCCTGTAATCGTAGCATTCTCATCAACTTGCAGGGTATCAATAGTAGCAGTGCCATCTAGGTACAAGTTTTTAAATTCTACGCTAGATGTACCAAGATCAATATCGTTATCTGTGACAGGAGTGATAAGACCATCTTGGAATCTAACTTGTTCTACGGCTGCAGCAGATACCTCTACAAATACACCAACACGATTATTTGATGTATCTATAACTACTTTATTAAGCGCATCTGAATCAGCAATAAGTGGTACGTATGCGCCCTCTGCTGCAGTACCATCGTGCTTGTGTCCAGTTGAAGCATTAAACGCAGCAAGTACTTGGTCAAACTCTAGGTTTAACGGGTTAGCCCGTACAACGGCTGTTGCCACAATGTCTGCTGAAGATTGTCTTGTATAACCTGCCACTTTTTATCTCCTGTCGCCTGTGCCATACAGTATGGATACGGCCTGTATTGTATGACTTGGGCTTGTACTATTGGTAACGTAAGATACCGAAATAGAATCCCCTGATCCACTTATATTCGTTGATCTTGTTGGTGATGGGTTACCATCATATATGTCTGTTGTATCATAGATTGTAGATGCGTTATCAAACAAAGAAGCTGCACCTGCAGTTGTCAATGAAAAGTTTTCTGGTGTAACTATCTCAGAGTCACCAAAGTTAAAGTCTATACCTACGTTAATTAAGGCTTCGCCTTCAGTTTTAAGAAAGGTCTTAACTTTATAAAATATCTTACGAACTTCTGGGTCACCCATAAAGTAATACGGAGTTTGGTACACACTAAAGATTTCAGAGCCAGCAAATGAATCACCTTCTTCTTGCTTATGCACCTTACCCGTACTGTCTCCATGTAATACAAACTCAAACTGACCTATGTAACCACTAGCTACTGATGTTGCTTCAACACCTACAAGCTGACTATATTCAAACGTAGACTGTGCAGTTGGGCCTTTACGTATAGCTGCCAGTAGTGACAAAGAAGTGTTAGCTTCAAAGAACAACCTAAACTGTGACTTTCTTCGTATTACAAGAGCTTTAAGTTTAGTTACGTCCTCGTTAGCTGTGTAGTTCTCAAATGTCTTTTGTATTTCACGAGAAACAGTTTCAAGTTCAACGTCACCAATACGTGATGTACCTGAAATAGGACGAATACCATCTGGCCCTAAGAAGATAATGTCACCACCAAACTCTACCACAGTATCAGGTGCAACACAACCCAAGTCATTCGTTACGTTTTCTACTGTAAAGTTAGAATAGTTATCACCTATAATGCGTTTAATCTGGTTCTGACCAAATACATAAAGTTGGTTACGAAAAGATTTTAACTGAGTTACAGTAAAGCCTATGTTGATTACACCTGCACCGTTTGCTGGATCAAAGTCTGTATCTGCATTAGGAGCAGAAAAATAGATGTTAAAGGGTTCTGTAGGATCGCCAGCTAACCAAAGGTGATTTGCAAAGGCACTAGCAAACTTAGGATCTGTTGGTGCATTTGCATGGGTAATCTGCGTATATGTTGTACCGTTATACTTAGCTGCAGGATTAACACCATCAGTTAGTAGTAAGATTTCTTCTGTCCAATTATAACGTTCAAACCTTACTACGTCAACCCCTGTCATTGTAGGGCTACCTGCTGTAGTAACTGCAGTCCAACCTATTACAGTAGGAGTACTTGATACTGTACCTGTTGCACTAGATGTACCACCTGTAAGTACGTTACCTGTAGCAAATACATTGTCTGGTAATCTTCCAAAGTTTACTACAATAGCATCTGCAGTTTTAGATATTACTGTACCTGATGCTGTAACCCCAGCCCCTGTAACAGTTTCACCAACAGTAAAACCTGAACCTTCTCCTGTACCTAATGGTACATCATAGTAGTGATTATACCAATGCAGATAGTTGCTACCAGAAGAAGGTGCTCTACACCCAAGTACACCCTGATTAATATCACCGTTGACAGAAAGTCCTAATACTTTACCTGTACCAGGAAGTGTACCATAAGAGTTTTCAAAACCACTTATGCGTCTATACCCACCCTCAAGTGAAGGTTCCATGTTTACAAGACGTACCGCACTACCTGAGAAGTTGTTTGACTGTGTAAGTGGATCAACGTTAGTTACAAGTCCACCAGCCATAACAGACACATATGTTTGTAATGCGTCAGACATTGTTAGAATCCATCAGATACTGCACCTGGTCCAACCGTAGCGGTGTTAAGTTGCATGTTACTCACAGGGCGTTGGATTACAGTAGACCTTACGTTTACAGGGTGATCTATTATAAGTCTACGCATCATAGCAATACCATCTGTAAACTTTTTCTCGTGCATAGCTGCACTCTGCTCGTTAGACCTAAACATCATCATGTACATCATAGCACCATCTATAATAACGTGTTTGAAACGATCTGGTACTAATGCAGTATCACTACTAGCAGTTAAGTCAGCAGGGTACTTCCAATATCTATACTCAATAACGTATGCTGCATTTGGGATAGGAGTTACGCCAAACTTCTCTTCTTGCGTCATGTACACGTAGTCAGGGTCACTTCTTGCACCCTCGCCACCCAAGTCTTCTAAAGATTTAAATGTAGATATGTATTGATCAAATGTAATAAGAGAAAGTTTTTTAGGTGTGTTATTCTCAGAGGATAACTGCCTAATGTAAAATGTATCCCAATCCGCTTTGGAATAATCTGCAGGAAAGTCATACGTTCCTGTTCCTGCAGCCAATGTTTGTGTTGTTGTAGTCAACGTAAAAGGCCACTCTTGAGCATCCTGTAACATCTGTCTTATAGATGAGTTGATAGCATCTTTGGCAAGAGCTTGTACGTTCTTAACTGAAGTAAACTCAGATTCTGTAATCTGAACTTCATTAAGTCTACGTAACAGTTCGTTTGTCAGGTTGATGAAAGTAGCCATGAGAATCTCTATTAGATAAGTGTAAGGGCCACCCGAAAGCAGCCCCTACATTATTTAGTTATGCAAGCGTATCACGATCTACTTCTTGAGCAGACAGATCACCTACATCTGTGCAATCCATAAGAACTGCCCATACACGCATTTTACCTGTTGACAACGTACCTGTCAATGTAGCAATAGTTACATCAATGTTGTCGTCAGCTACAGCCATTACTGGCTGATATGCGGCTGGGTTTTGCGACAGTACACCTGCTGCAGATGTGCCATCAAAGCCATCTGCAAATACGTCAGCATCAACACCTGTACCAAGGTCAAGAGTCAAAGCTGAAGCAGATGTAATTGCTGTGTCAACTTCAATACCAGCATTAAGGATCATAGTTCCTTTTGGTACTGCAATTGCAGGAATAACATCGGCTGCTGCCAATGCGCTTCCTTTGTCTGACAAAGCAGTTGCTAAGTTCAATACGGTTTGTACCATATAAGGGTTGCGTCCTCGCTGCGAAACGCCACGAGCGGAAGCAAGAGTATTATCACCAAGTGCCATATCTCATTCCTCCCCTTATAGACCAGACGTATAGATTGCATTAACAAGAGCTTCAGGGCGCAAGATTTTGCGACCGTAGAGGTGCATACCACGAACGATGTCAGCAAAGCTGTCAGGGTCACGATATGTTTCTGTCTTGTTAATTTGCTCAGCAGTAGCTGCTGCAGATGAATGTCCAGCAAGCAACACACCGTAGTGCGTAGAACCTGAAGATGTGGTTGAGGTTGGACCGTCACCTACTTCAGGAAGGTTGTTAGACATGTAGACTTTAAAGCCGTGAATGTTGTTGAAGATCAACCCATTCTGCAACCCTGATCCACCAAAGTCTGCGTTCAGAAGACGTGAGTCTTCGTCTTTCAGAAGTTCAGCAAACACTGGATCAATTACGAGCCAACGATCATTCGTAGAAACATTCTGTTGGTCCAGCTTACGTGACATACGTGCAATAACTTGCATTGGTGTCGCATTAGCTGCAGTGGTGTTCAACGTGTCTGCACCTGTACGAGGCTTGACAACGATAGAGTTACCACCAGTACCAGCATTAAAGTCAGAAGCGTCTAGCTTCATGCTTGAAAGCAGTTCATCAGAACCAGCAGTCGTTACAGCTTTAGAACCATTTACGGTTGTGTTGGCTGTATTAGCTCTGCCGTGAATAGCTGTTTGCTTGAAGCCAGACATATAACCAAGAACATCTTGGTCAAACTGATCAGCCAAACGATAAGCTGCACGGTCAGATGCGATACTTTGGAAGTTCACATGTGAGTGAGCTTCTTCAATATCGTCAACCTTGAAGGCAAAGTAGTTTGCTTTATCAACGGTCAAAGAAAAATCTTCATCGTCAAGGTCTTGTGGTGTGATAGTCGTGCCACGGGCATACGACTTCACGGTGATTTCAGGTTCTTTGATAATTTTCACGGAATCACCCATGTTAGCAATCTCTCCGAAATAATCAGAGTTTGTGATTGCTTCTACAATAGAGGACTTGCGGAAGGCAAGCTGTACCTGTTTACTGTAGATTACTGGACTAAAATTACCGTTGGGTAAATTACCATAACCTGACGCTGTTGCGAAAGCCATGATATAATCCTCCATAGATAGTTAGGCTTATTTACATTTATAAGCTGTAACATCAGATAAGAGGCTGATCGTTCTAGGGTGCGACTTCAAAAAAGCTTGGCCTAGCTTAGAGTCTGTCGGGCCTATAATAGAACAGGTAAGTCTTAACGTATTTGTCTTCGCTTAGTCGAAAGCATAGGCATAGTAGCTGAAACGTCTAACAGGGTATACCTATGCTTTATTAACATACACAGTTATAACATAGAGTTTGTGTAATGTCAATACCTTATTTACCTCGCACCACCAGAAACATCATAGACAAACTTACCACTACGGATAGCTTCCATGATTTCATCTGAACGTTGCTCGTATTCTGAGGCACTCATACGTTGAACATCTGATTCACGTAGTTGCCCAGATACACCCTCACCGTCTGGTTTTGAGGTACGTTTTGTTTTAACAGCAGATGCTGCATCTCTAGTACTCTTTCGTTGACCCTTAGTGTCCATACCCTTGTCAACCTTATATAGGTCAATCACACGGATCACTGATTGTGGATCGTCTTGGTTTTCATATAGTGCGTCTTGTACCCACTTGGGTTGTTCACCAGCCCAATCGTGGAAGTCATCACTTGCACGTAGATCATCGAAGTCGCTGTGCATAGCACGGATCTCATTCTCAGCTTTTGTGCGCTGGGCTTTCTCGTTGATCTTGTCAATCTCTTTTAAACGCTCATCTGCATAGCTAAACTTTTCTTGCGCTTTCTTTTCAGCGATAGTTTCAACTATGCCAGCAATCTCAGGATACTTAGCTGCCCAAGCTTCAATGCTTTCGTCTGAAGTAGGAGCACGTACCTTACCTGTCTTTTGTACTGTTTCAAGCTGAGCTTTAAGTTGTTTTAGTTCTTCAGCTTGCTTGTTTAAGTGATTACGTAGATCACTGTAGCGTTTCTTGTAGGTACGTTCTTCACCTGATAGATCTTCTTCCTCAGGTTCTTTTGCAGGTTTAGCTTCTTGCTCTTCTGCTTTATCTTCAATCTCTTCAGTTCTAACTTTCATTAAAGCTTGTAGTTCTTCTTCCTCTCGTTTAATCTTTTCTTCTAGAGGTGTAGGTTTCTTTGGGTTTACGAAACCTGCTGTCTTTGGGGTTTCTACTTCTGCTAGTTCAGGCATACTGTATCCTTTCTTATATGGGGCCAGCCGTAGCTGGGTAGCCTTAT